TACGGTTATAGTAAATCTACAGACAGGTTTGAAAACTGTATTGTTCGTGGAGATGTTGCGTTAGCCAAGATCCCTCTTTCCAATTGGCAAGAGCGTAAGGATCGTGGCATCCAACGTAACAAGGACATGAATGATGCTATCAATGCTCGTCTGATGTCTATGCAGGACCGGCGTATGCCGATCAGCGATAACAGTAAGTCAAGAGTTACAGTAGGGCAACGACCAGTTTCTTTCGATACAGAGGATAAGTCTTAACAAAAAAATAATAATAAAAAAAATCCATAGGGTTTGACTCTTTATATATGTATAAGTAAAAAAAGCCAATCTATTGGCTAAAAAAAATATATATATAGGAGAACCCTTATGAGTTCATCAAAAGCTCTATCTGGTTTTCACCCATCACGTAAACGCGGGAGTGCACCTAACTCTTGTGGAGTAACTGAATATAAAATTGCCCAGAATAACGCTGCTGCGTTGTATTCTGGCGATCTTGTTAAGTTATCCAGTGGTTATATAGCTCCTGTCGCTACAACCACCGACTATGCTGTCGGTGTGTTGATGGGTGTTCGCTACGTGGATAAAACATCTAAGCAGCCTGTATGGGCCAGCTATATTAATGCATCTGTTTCTTCAGATGATAGCAATACATACGCGCTCGTAGATGATGATCCCGACTCAACTTACGTTATTCAAGCAGACGCCGCCTTAACTATTGGCGACTTAAACTTGAATTTTGACGTAACTCTTGGTTCCGGCAGTACTGTTACAGGACGATCCGGCTTTGGAATTAAAGCCGGTTCTCGTGTTGCTACTACTGCTATGCTCCGACCTGTTGCCCTTTATACCGAACCGGGTAACGCTTGGGGTGATACCGCAACCAAAGTAGAATGCCGAATCCAGCGTAATCAACAGTACACAGTTGTTGCTTGCGTTGTTGGACCGGTTTAATAGCAGGAGAAATGAAAAATGGCTATTAATAGAGGTAATATATCAAAAGAACTATTACCCGGTCTAAATGCAATTTTTGGTTTAGAATATGGTAGTGTTGACGACGAAAACAATACTTTGTTCGAGACTGAAAATTCTGATCGGGCTTTCGAGGAAGAAGTTCTTTTCACCATGTTCGGTGAAGCTCCCGTAAAATCTGAAGGTGCTGCTGTTCAGTATGATTCTGCACAGGAAGCATATACATCTCGTTACACACACGAGACTGTTGCTTTGGCTTTTGCTGTTACTGAAGAAGCTATGGAAGATAATCTTTATGATACTTTCGCTAAGGTACGTGCTAAAGGTCTTGCTCGTGCTATGGCTTCAACTAAACAGGTTAAGGGCGCGAACGTCTTCAATAACGCTTTCTCCGCAAGTTATGTTGGCGGGGATGCTGTTGCTTTAATTTCTGATTCTCATCCTACTATTGGTGATGGAAATCAGAGTAACAAGATTGGCACTTCAGCCATTGCAGTTTCAACTATTGAAACGGCTGTGACTGCCATCAATAAGATTAAGGATGATCGTGGAATCTTGGTTGGTGCTTCACCGACTTCGGTCCATATTCCTCCTGAACTTGCTTTTGAAACGGAAATGCTACTGAAATCAGCTGGTTTACCACTTGGTTCAGTAACTTATTCCAGTTCACTATATGCTCCTAACGATCTTAATCCGATTAAGAGTTTAGGTATTCTACCCGGTGGTTCTCATGTGAATCGCCGGTTCACGGATACTGATAATTGGTTTGTTAAAACAGATTGTCCAAATGGTACCAAGATGTTCAATCGTAGTCCTCTTGCTACCAAAATGGAGCCGGATTTTGATACTGGAAATCTTCGTTTTAAAGCTCGTGAGCGTTATAGCTTTGGTTGGTCTGACTGGCGTCATTGGTTTGGTGCTGAAGTCTAATCAATAATAGTAATAAGAAAAAAAGCTATAATAAAATATAAATTTGAACGGAGAAATATCTACATATACTATGTACGTGATAACTTCTCCGTTCATTTTTATAAAAAAATAGATACTATAAAAGGAAGAAATTATGGGATTCACACTAACACCAGTTGTTGTAACAGCTACAGGAACGGTTACTTCTAATCTAAAGGGAACTGCGCGACTAGCTAGTTTTACATTTTCTAATCATGGAACTACGGCTGCTTCAGCAGTAACCTTTTGGGAACTAACTTCTGCTGGTGAAGTAGCTGCTTCTGAAAAGTTTCATATTACATTAGCTTCTGCTTCACTCCCCGGTTCTACCATGACACAGGTTTATAATGAGGGAGATGCTATTAAGTTCAATAATGGAATTTATGCATCTGTAGCTGCCAATGTTGTTGGACTGATTACCCACATTTAAAGAAAATGGCTATTTCAGGAACAACTACATTCAATCTTGGGATTGATGATATTATCAATGAAGCCTTATCTCAGGTAGGGGGTGAGGTTACTCAGGGAGAAGAAGTTCTAGAAGCTCGTAGGAGTCTTGATCTGTTATTAAGAGAATGGCAGAACAGAGGATTTGCACTTTGGAAAACTGCTCTCGGTACTTTTACTGCTTCCGATTCGAGTGTTACTGAAACACTACCAACAGATCTTATAGACGTTATAGTTGCTACATCCCGTAAAGATACTACTGATCTAGAATTAACCAGAATTAACATGGAAGATTATGAAAGATTACCAGATAAAACTCAAACAGGAAGACCAGTACAATATGCCATCCAGCATGGAACAGCTGGTCAGACTATGTATTTATGGCCGTTAGCAGATGCTGCAGATACTTATACGATACGATATCGTTATTTCGGTTATACAGATGATAGCAGTAAATCTACCTATAATGCTGATGTTCCCACTCGTATGTTACCGGCTCTTACAGCTGGTTTAGCCTACAAGATGGCTATAAAAAGACCCGGTGTTCCTGATGCACGAATACAAATGTTAAAGACACTTTATGACGAAATATTTACGACAGCTTTTGAAGCAGACAGAGAAAGAAGTAGTCTGTTTATGAGGCCGAGTTTCAGGTTCTAGAATAGTCTCATGGCTGGTAATATTAAATCATGGTTTATTTCAGACAGAAGTGGATTTCGTTTTAAATATAAGGATCGTATTAAAGAAGAAGGAACACAGTACGTAGTTGGACCCGGTGAGTCGGATGGTAGATTTGATCTAGTCAATCATCCACAAAACAAATCACCTAATATTACAGGTTCTATAGTTTTGAAGGATGCCAGACCAGATACTGTTCTGGCTACAACAGGTGATGCAGGGTGGGTACCGAGCATGACTACATTTGTTCCTTCAAGTATCACCCAATTTACAAGTAGTTAAGAAAAAAAAAGAAGGAGATTAAAAACAATGGCTATTTCATCTGGAATTGCTATAAACTTTAAAGAAGATTGTCTTGAAGGTGTTCATCATTTTTCAAGTGCAACCTTTAAAATAGCTCTATATACAAGTATAGCTTCACTAAGTAACGGTACATCTGTTTTTCTTGTATCAGGTGAACTTGCCAGTGGTAATGGTTATACGAGTGGTGGACAAATTTGTACTGTTACTAATGTTACTGTTGATGGTAGTACAGCTATTGTCGATTTTGCAGATCAATCATGGACAAGTGCTACATTTACTGCGCGTGGCTGCTTGATTTATAACAGTAGTCAATCCAACAAGACTGTTGCAGTAATTGATTTTGGTGGGGAAAAGACAGCTACTAATGGTACATTTACTATTCAGATGCCAGCGGCGGCAGCAGCGACGGCTATAGTTCGACTAGCTTAGAGAAGAAATTACCATGGCGGGTGTGACTGTTGTAATAAAATCAGGGCCAGCTTATGGCTTTGGTGATTATGGTAAATACCCCTATGGTGAGGGTAGTGGTAATTTTTCAGAAGCAACCTTTTCACTTGGGGAAGTAAGTTATGGATTCTTAAAAGGTTATGGTTACAATTCTTACGGTACGTATAGTTATAGTTATGGAAGTGCTAACGAAACTGTTGAGTTAACCACAGGATCAGCCTATGGTTATGGTGGATATGGTAAAGAAGGTTACGGTCAGGGTGAAGGTGCTTTAGATCTACAAATATATGCATCGTTAGGTACAGTTGGTGTAGGTTTAGGAAAGATTACAGAACTAACAGGACAAGAAGCTACGTTCTCAGTTGGTTCCCTAACTGTAACAGCTGCAGCAGATGTAGAGATAACAGGACAAGAAGCTACATTCTCGCTTGGTTCTGTTGTTATAGAGACTGTGTATACAATAACAGGTCAGGAAGCTACGTTCTCAGTTGGTTCCCCAACTGTAGCAGCGGCAGCAGATGTATCTGTAACAGGACAAGAAGCTACATTCTCGCTTGGTGAAGTAGAGATTGTAAATACAGTACTTGTGGACATAACAGGACAAGAAGCTACATTCTCTCTTGGTTCAATAATCGTAACAGCTGCGGCAGATGTATCAGTAACAGGTCAGGAAATTACAGCTTCTCTTGGTTCTGTAGCTATAACCGGAACCGCGTTAGTAGAACCAACAGGACAGCTCATAACCTTTACTTTAAATTATGATAGAGGTTGGGGGTGGTTCAGAGAAGTAGGCGACGATACAACCGAAACATGGGAACTTGAAAGAGCGGCATAAAAAAAATGACAGCAATTACATATAATACGCTAGTAACCCAGATTAAAAATACTATGGAAGATGATGGTACTGAATTTGAAACTGCCATTCCAGATTTTATTAGAAGAGCAGAATTAAAACTAACACATTCTCTTGATAATGAGGGTCTTACTGAATATGCTACCAGCCAGTTTACAGCTTCTGATCCGTTCCTAACACTTCCTACAGGAACGCTTATTATAAAGAATGTGAATTTTATTAATTCAGGAGGAAGTCGTATTTCGTTGCTTCTTCGTACCAAAGAATATGTAGAAGATTATTGGCCTGTTCGTGCTTCTGTAGGTGTTCCTAAATATTATGCAAAATTTAGGAACGATAAGATCCTTATAGCACCAACTCCAACATCAGCTAATAATGTTGAATTAGAATATATTATAATGCCTTCTGCTATTAGTGCAGGAAATCAATCTAATTACTTTACCAACTTTTGTGAAAATGCTTTATTTTATGCTAGTATGGTAGAAGCATGTCATTTCAATAAAAATGCAACTGCAGCGCAAGTTTGGGAAGCACAATATCAAAATGAAATTATCTTACTTGCTAATGAAGCTAGACGTAATCGCAGAGATGATATGGAAACTGTGGCATCACCAGCAGGAAGTGGCGATACTATGAGAACGGGTGTAACTTAAATCTGTTTTTGAATAAAAATAACGGAGAAAAATAAAAATGGCTACATATACAACTAGATTAAGACTAGAAAAACAGGTAACAGGTGAAAATTCAAACACATGGGGTACTCGTCTTAATACAAACGTTTTTTCACTGGTTGATACTGCTATTGCGGGATATACCTCAGTATCTTTAGCAGGAAGTACAGTAACATTAAGTGTTGAAAATGGAAGTGCTGATTCCGCAAGAAGCGCAATGCTTGAACTTCATGGTACACTAACTTCCAATGTAGGGGTGGTTATCCCTTCGGTTTCAAAACAATATCTTGTTAGAAACGCTACAGGAGGATCTTTTACTGTTACCATAAAAGCTGCTGGTGGAACTGGAACAGCTGTCACACAGGGAACTACAGGTATTGTTTATTGTGATGGAGCATCTGTTCGTGCTGCTACTGGTGGAGTTGCTGTAAGAAATATTGGAACAAGTGTAACAGAAATTCCTGACATATCAATTGCTGATGCCAGATATACCAGAATATCTGCAGCTAATTCATTTACAGGTGACAATACATTTAACAGTATAGTAAGTGTAGTCGGTGCAGCTACATTTGCTGGTGATACGACATTTAGTAGTTTAATAAGTGTAGTTGGTGCAGCTACGTTTAATGCTTCGGTTACATTTAATAGTGCTGTTCAGGTTTCAGGTGCAGCTAAAGGAACTATTATAACTCTTACTGATGGGG